GTAATCACCGTGCTCGTCCTTGGCAGAGCAAGGGACATCAGGGTACTTGGGGTGAGGCAATACGATGTCTTCACTGGAAGGAATAGTTCTGGTCTCTCCTGCCCACTGAAATGTAATTGCCTCTGGAGTAGGGTTGATTAGAGTCCATGCTTGTGGAATTGCTAGAAACTCTACACCCGTGTGGACTTTGTTAGTTGCGGTAGGCATTATCTCCTCTTCTTAGTACGACTTAGTCGTTGCTTACGGAGTTGCTCTTTGACCTCCACTTCGGAGATGTCGTCGAGGACTCCCTGAGACCACTTGGTAAAGTCAGCGTTCATATAGGCTAGTTCTTTCTTGTTATGGTCCTTTATGCGTTGTTTTGCTTCTACCTTAGGTCTTACTACTGCCCTAGCCTGCTCCTTAGCAGTCATGGACATGCGATTGTCCTTTGACTTGATACGGTCGTAGGCATCCCAGTCAAAGGGTTCATAGGGGCCAGGGAAGTCGTTATCCGAGGACCCCATATCGTAGTCAAGGTGTAGCTCCAGGATGTTAGGTCTAGGTATGGGTGTGTCTACACCTAGAGTTGTCAGGTGCCAGTTGACAGGTTTACGCCACGGTGAGGATCTGTAGCGTGCTAGTGCATGACGACCTTCGATGACTACCTCGTAATGATCTGCGTCATCTACAGGAGCTAGGTAGACCCACTTGCTCCAGAGGTACATCAGATCTGGGTCAGTCTCTTTCAGTGCGTTGAATGCATTCCAGTCAGGTGGGTAGATAGCATCAGGTACAGACGTGTAGTAGACACCAACGAACCTCCAGCCAGGAGGCTTTTCGCGGGGTTGGAATGTCAGCTTGTGGTCTGGGACCTGTTCTTCTGTGTAGTCCACTTATGACTCCTGAGTAGGTTCCTCTTCCTGAGACTCTTCAGCCTCCTTCTGTGCTACTTCCTTTAGCTTCTTCATTTCTTCCTTATAGCGATGGACAACTTCCTTTGCCCTTGCCTCTCTGGCTTCCCATGCAATAGCTGAAGCCTTGAACTCTTCTACGTACTCAGCACGAAGCTCTTCCTTGATGGCAGTCAGCTCGTCAGCAGATAGATCTGCTCTGGTGATAGGCACTAGCTTTACCTCACTTTCGTAGTCCAGTCTAATTGTCTGGACACCATTTGAGATGGACTTTCGTGCTGCATGCTTAGCAGCAGATTCTCTGGTGATAGAAGGATGGAGACCTTCTGGTAGTACGATCTGATCTACAGGTGTCCTACCCATAGGAATCTTTACATTAGCACCGTCTAGGGAGACAGTTCTAGGACCTCCTTGGTTAGACACGATCATCTGCTTTACTACTATTTTCTTAGGCATCTAACATCTCCTCGAAGGTTAGGTGTGGGAATGCGGTGGAGCCGTTCTCTGGTGAGCCTACGAAGAACATGTCTAGCTTGCCCTTCAAGACTTCTGAGGCGTCTTCTAGGGATCTGGGTTGGGTTTGCAGGCCAGCCCCTGATTGTGTTCCATCGAAGTGGAGTTCCTTCTTCCACTGTACAGAGCCTTTACGAGCTACGCGATCAGAGCCGTAGTCCATGCCTAGGATGTAGATAGGGTTATGGCCTAGGTAGGCTGCTATCTGGAGACAGGCGTATCCTGTGTTTACAGGGACTACCCCATCACGCCAGACGTCGAAAGCCCAGGGGTTCATCCTGAAGGACTTTGGTATTTGGTATGTATCTGGTAACTGTGAAGGAGTCATGTTGAAGATGTAGGGAATATCACAGGCTAATGACCTCTGATGCCAGCCTATGTCAATGAAGCCATAGTAATCTGGCTTAGGGCCTGTATATCCTGCGTATCCCTTAAAGGACCTGTTCATGCCAAAGAGAGAGAAGGGAATCTTGTGCAGGTCGTGGTTCTGTAGGCTTTTGCCATTGCACAGTATAGCCACAGGTCCTGCCTTTGTTCCTTCTAGCTCCTTGACGTTCTTAGGCCCTGACTTGTGATAGTCAGACAATGACTGCCTCGTAGGTGAGGTGTCATTACCTATATGAACTCCTTCTTTGATCTTCTGCCAGACGATAGCAGGTGGTCTTGCATGAGGAGGCAGATGGGAGAGGTCGTCAAGTATCTCTACCTGTTGATACCATCCCCCATCTGCTCCCTCTACTGGCTTACCTACCTTACGTGTTCTCAACTATGAGTTAGGGGACTGTCAGTGTTGAGATAGGCTTGTCAGCCAGTAGACCCCACTCAGCTCTCTTCAGCTTGAACTCACCAGTCAGGTCGGTGGTCTGGGCGAAGGCAACGAACGGCATCACGACCTCGCCAGAGTCGAACTGGAAGTTGGTTACGTCAGTTGAAGGAGCAGCACCGTTCAGGAAGAACCCAACAGTACGGCCAGAGGTCTGTACCAGAATCTCAAGATCGGTAGCATCCGCTAGGGTGTCACCTGTCTGTGTTGAAGCGGTAGCAGCGTTGTTGAGGATCCTTTCGAGTGTGATGTCAGCGGCAGCAGAAGAGCTGTCACCTAGGACACGGACGGCAGCTAGCTCATCGTAGTCATCGATAGTTGCCTGGAAGGCTTCTACCTTACGTAGACCTACGTAGAGATCTAGACCAGATGCGTCTTCTACGTTGACTAGAAGTCTGAAGAAGCAATCATCTGTACCCATTGTGTAATGGGTTGGGATGTCGCCACCCGTAGTGACGGTCTCGTTTCCACCAACTAGAAGCTCCCAACCGTCAGCTAGTGTCTGGTCAAGGGCGAAGTTGTAGAAACCGTCAGTAGTCAGTGAGGGTACCAGAATGGTCTGGGTACCACGAACGTGCCACAGCCAAGTGTTCTTGCCTGAGAAGAAAGCGTTCTGGTTACCAGTGGTTCCAGTAGGATCACCGAATCCGTCAGTTACAGTCCAGCTGAAAGGCTGCTGGGAGAAGGTCTCGAAGCCGTAGCGACCTTCACGGAAGGACTTAGAAAGCAGCTCAGGCCCAACCACCCCAGGAGCAACGGTACGTCTTTGTACAGGCATATTTCTATTTACCTAAGGTTAAGGGGGAGACCTTAGCCTCCCCCGTCAGGGCCTATCTTACGCGTCCCCTGCTAGAGGATCGTTAAGGTCACGGATGACTGCGTTACCGATTGGGTAGTCGCAGCCGATGTTCTCAATGCAGCTTAGAGCAGCGAACCAAGCAGCCTTGAATCCACCGTCAGTAGGTAGTGGACGTAGAAGACCACCACCCTCATCCCACCAGTCCAGCTCCTGTGCGTTGTAGTGGAAGAAGCTGTCCCAGTTCAGCATGAAGATCTCACGAGGTACGACGTCTACAGAGACGTTGAACTTCATGCTTACACCAGGAGCGTAGTGGACGATGCTGTCCTCCTGGTAACCAGTACCCATCTGGGTGATACCACGGCCGTTCTGGGTGTAACGACGGTCAGGGGATACGAACTCGATGTACTTCTCGATCTGACCTGTGTTGGTCCAGATGTCCGTTACACGCTTGTTAGAACGCTGGCGGACTTCGTGAGCCGTGTTTACAAGGATCTGCTCAGACAGATCGCGTAGGGTTCCACCGTTGTCCTTAACAATGCTGTTCAGCTTGGGGTAGGTAGAACGGGATAGACCGTGCAGAGTTCCCTGGTAGGTTCCATCGTCAACTAGCCCGCGAAGGCCGTTAGCTGAGATGGTGCTTAGGGAGGTCTGTGAAGCCTTGGTTACGGGGTGGACGTGATCACCAGCAACTAGAGTCTGGTCAGCACCGTCGTAGGTGACAGTGTCAGTGTCCAGATCGATTGCAGTGATCAGCCTGTAGTCGAGAGAGTCACGAACGGTGTCACCACCGTCAGTGGTACGGACAGAGATGTACTGGTTCTCACGTAGGAGCCATGCACGCTCAGGCTTGTCTACGGTGAAGGTGTTAGAGCCGTCGGTTAGGACTCTAGCTCTACGCCCAGTACCGTGGGTTGCGACGAAAGTCTGCTCGATGTACTTACCGATGTCAGCAATGGTCTCTTCAGTCTTACGACGAAGCTCACCACCGTTGAAGGCAGACTTGCCAGTGTTACCAGCTCTGCGAGTGATCCACCCGATCTGGAAGGTTCCAGCGAATAGGGTAGGGTTCAGCTCGAACTGGTCCTGGGAACGGTCCTTAGGCGTAGGAAGGTTGTCTCCGTCAGCCAGTTGACCTTGGTTCTGTGGTGGGTTGAAGTTAGCACCGAACTTCAGGATACCTTCAGAGACTCGTGCTCCGGATGGAATCTGTCTCTTCAAGTAACGACGGAAGGGTGCTTCCTCGTTGACCATAGGAACAACGCGCTTTTGGGTGTAGACGTTCTTTAGCGCGTTAGTGATGCTATCGAAACCGCCAGTAGCCATGATTTAGTACCTGCGACTCACCATCCTAGAAGCTTAGCTGCCTCGGCTCTTGCCTTATTTGCAGCCTTTGTCCAATCCTTCTGGGGTGAGTTCCTCTTTGGTGTTGAATCCTTAACTGGTCGTTTCCCTGAGGTAGGCGTCTTGGTATTGGTACGCCTTGAGGCCTTGAGCTTGTCCTGAGAACCCTTGTTGAGGGTTGTCTTAGTTGCCTTCTTGAAGACATCTAGGAACGACCCTCCAACTTCGCTTGTGACTCTCTCAAGATCAGCAGGCCCCTGATCATCAGGTTGTGCTGCGAGGTAGTTGATGACCTCACTCTTGATCGTGCGTCCCAAACGAGGCTGAAGATCCTCTGGAATCTTGTACCTCTCAAGCAGGCTGTCGATAGCTTCATCAACTTGTGCTTGTGCGTTTTGTACCGACTCCTTCTCAGATCTACGACTCTCTTTGAACTGCTTCTTCTGGCGGTCAGCTTCTTCAGCGCGCTTACGCTGAACTGCTCTACCCTGCCGTTCGAGCTTCTTCTGATCTCGTTCTATGGACTTGTAACGATCGCCCTTAGAACTGATATCACGCTGGATTGAATGGATCTGGTTCTGAACTGACGTAATCTGAACACGTCTAGGATTATCGTCATCCAGTGCTTCCAGCTCCTCAAGCTTTCCAGAGAGCTTTGCTTCATCTCTAGAGAGCTTACTAATATCACTTAGGAGACTGTCTCTTTCAGTGTTATTAGAGTTCCAATCCTCTTGAAGCTCTTGCAGTTCCTCATCGTACTGGCTGAGGTCAGGCTCAGGAGGTTCAGGTTCAGGCTTTGCAGACTGGCGAGATAGAAGGTCTTCTAGACGCTCTAGTCTCTTAGCTGTCTCGGCGCCGGCCTTCCACTGTTCGCGGATACCCTTGACGAAAGCAGCTTTGTTGCCCTGATAAGCAGTGTCAATGAGGTCTTGGACAGGATCTTTGTCCTCATCGTCTTGATCATCAGTGTCTACCTGATCTTCCTCTCCATCGTCATCGTCAGCATCGTTGTCGTCGTCTAAATCATCGACGGATTGGTCTTCGTCCTCGTCGGTTGAATCGTCATCATCTTGAGGAGGGTCGTCACCAAGTAAGTCGGCAACTGCATCATCAAGATCGACTTCTTCGGAAGAGTTGTCTTCCTTACCGCTGAGAACTGAACCTTCTTTAGCCATCTATCCTCCTATGGTCTCTGGTGGGTACTCCACCATCACCTGTTTCAAGGTTACATTACAGAGTCAAATGTTTAGTACTTACCGTTCTTCCTACCCTTCTTGAGGTTAGTAGCCTGCTCGTTGGTTGTAGAACCTGTTGGCTTAGGCTTCTCTGTAGAGGTGGGCTTCTCTTCCTTGCTACGGGTACGGCGTGCTAGGCCAGCCAGAGATCCTCTGTTGATCTTGCTGTCTGACTTGTCAGCAGTATCGCTAGAACGGTGACGGCGACGGCGTGCACCACGACTGTCCTGGCTTGTGAGAGTGGCGGTACCTGTATCTCTCTTCTTCTTCTTTTGTCCCATTGTTTCCCCTTAACCTCCTACCTCTGGTGGAGGTGGAGGAGAACTGAAGTTAGAAGGATCTGGTCCTTCAGGTAGTGCCTGAGTCTGTGTTTGAGCGTCAGGTACGCCCATCATCATCTTGCTTAGCTGCTCTTCCTTCAGGATCTTGTAGGCTTCGATTATTGCCCTGAACATCAGGAAGGCTTGCTGAGAGTCTCCACCTAGCTCTGTCTCAGGAAGCATTGCAGCTCCCTTCTTAGTTAGGTGCTGGTTCCAGACAGCCATTACCTTGTCTTCTAGAGCGTCAGGAAGGAATGTAGGAGGTGGTGGTGGAGCAGGAGGCTCTAGAGGAGCGTTAGGTGGTGCTCCTCCAGTGCTTTCCACTGCCTGTGCTTGTAGGGCCTGTTGTTCTTCGAACTGGGCCATCTGTTGGGCATGGCCTTCTAGAGCTTGGGCGTACATCATCTCAGCTTCAGGACCTTCTACTACTCCACCGTAGAACTGACGTGCTGCTGTGTCGTTCTGGTAAGCGATAGTGAAGGCTTCCTCCCAACCAGCTAGAGCTTTGTTGATAGCAGGCCATCCAATAGCGTCGCTGATGTCCTTACCGTCAGGAGACTTCAGTTGAGCTTGAAGGACTTCGAAATGGATAGCTGGATCGTCTAGGGTCTTGTCTATGGTAGGGATGATTCCATTGTCACGGAAGTCAACCCACATACGTCTAGCTGAGTCCACTTGGTAGTTAGTGTTCTCGTTGACATCAGTTGGAAGGCCACGGAGTTCCAGGAGTCTCTTACGAGCTGCTGGGGAGTCCACCATGTAGAGCTGATCCATCTGAGCTTCTCTGGCAGCTTCCTTTTGATAGAGACTTCTGTCAATGTAGGCTTGCTTCTCTACTTTGACCTTGGTCTGGCCTGCAATGTCCTCAGAGCTGAATTGCCTGTCAGCCCATGAGCCATTGTCAGTCTCTACAGAGTAGGTATCTTCCTCTCCTTCGACGCGTAGGACCCATAGGAGTTCTAGCTGGTGGCTCCAGATCTTTTCAAAGGCAGAGACGATTCCAGCTTCTCTAGCTCCACGACGTCGTTCAGCTTGCTCTCCTAGGATTTGGAGACCTGAGGTAGTTGTGATGTTTCTAGGAGCCTCACCGATCTCTACGTCTTGAGGACCAGCGATTTCCTTCATGTCCTGACGGATCCGGTCACGTTCCTCGTAGACTCTGGTGTCCATGGACTCGTTGCCGAAGATCTTAGGCTCGTAGTTAGGAGCCATAGGGTCAGGAGTATATGAGAGGAACTTACCTACACCCCACTCTTCTACGAAGGATGGGCCCTCAAAGCCTAGGCCAGAGCGGACTAGGACGTGAGGTGAACCTAGACGCTCACGGGACTCGATGATCTGAGCATCCATACCGTTTACACGGTTCTGAGGGCTGATTAGGTAGTCTACTAGGCCATTCCCATTGAACTCTCCATCTCTCTTGATGTAGGTAGCTGCTGCGAACTTGGTAACAGCTACCTCCTTATCTTGTACTTCACGGTAGAGAGGTCCGTCGTAGAGCAGTTCTTCCCCTGCTACCCAGATCATCCTGCCTTGTGGGAAGCGGAAGTTCTTCTCTATGTACATCTCATAGAGAGTTACGTGGTCTTCGTAGATGCTGGAGTCAAGAGTCCCGTTGTAGTTGCCTAGAAGGGTCCACTCTCCTAGAGTTGGGTGCCAGCGCATGAGATCTGCTGGGTCTTCAGGCTCGATCTCATCGATCATGTCAGGCACTCTCTCGTGCATCCAGTCCATGGAGCGTACTGTTGCCTGTCCCCAGACTTGGCAGGTGTCAGGAGTCACCCCAATGCCTGAGTTCTCTACGAACAGGTCAAATGGACTGACAACTTCTACGTGACACTCCCCACGAGGGACTTCCATTGTTAGTGGGCGTCCAAATGGATCTTCTCCTCCAGCTTCCTCAGGAGTTGGTTCGTACTCTTCCAGTGGAGTTTGGGGAGCCATAGGGCTCATAGGCATCGAGAGGTCGTCAGGATTGCCTGAGAGGTCTCCTAGAGTCTCTGTGTTGAACTGGACTTGGTCCTTCATGTCTCTAGGTACTGTGTTAGAGGCAAATAGAGTCCCTGTCTTGGGGCATCTCCAACAGGTCTGGACCACTTGGGTTGTGTCTGAGAAGGATTCGTCCCAGTAGGACTTTAGGCAGCCTGTTCCAGTGACGATCATGTCCTGGGTTACACGTCGTCTGATGGAATTCCAGTCCATCATGCGTAGCTTGTGGTTCAGGATATCTGTTGCTACACGTGCAGCTGCTTCTGTCTTGGGATCGTTGGAGTTTGAGAGGATGTTGGGGACAAAATCACGCTTTGTTAGAGCGGCCAGCTCAACTTCCACGGCAGGGTAAACAAGGTTAGTGACAGGTCTCGGAGTTTCTTGCATATCACTCCGACGCATGTCGCGGAAGACATAGCCACGAGATCCATCTTGGATAATGTCGGCGTCAAGCTCAATCCACTGGCGCCCCAGGAGGTAATTGATGTTCAGAGCCTGACGAGTCATGATCCTGTTACGGTAGTTGCTTAGCCTGTTGAAGAATCGGTGCTTGTAATCCAGGATTTGGCTTACCGCAGAATCCTCATCTTCATCGAGATCAGGGAGACGTAGGGGTGCAACCCTGTTCTCGTCGTTGTAGTAGCCCATTATTCAGTCTCGCCAAGCGATGAGGCTCCAGCTTCCTTAAGAGCTGCTGCTAACTCCTCTGCCGCTTGCTTCTGGGCTGAGTTTGCCCAGGCTGGTTTGTGTACTGGCCTAGGGAAAGAGACCTCTGATGGGAAGGAAGACCTTATCTCTTGAGGTAGCTTGGTTTCTCTAGGCACTTGACCGGCCATTCTCTGAGCCATATCCAGCCTGAATTCACGTAGAGAGGCAGGATCAGCGATTGCAATGATTCTATCCATGAGCTTTGCCCTTTCTAGGGCGTGGCTTTGGCGTTCTGACTCTATTTGTACTCTCAGCTCTTGATTATGTTCTCTCAGGTCGTTGATTTGGGTCTTAAGAGCTTCAATTACGTCTAGATACGGAGACTTTCTAAACCACATAGAGATATCTTACCAGTTCCCTGTGCGTCTGGTTCTGTTCTGGAAGGCCAGACCGACGCTGTTGTTGATTGCCTTAGTGTGAGCACGCAGTCTTTTGTTGTGCCACTTGCTGAATTGGGCATTGTAGAGTTCCTGAGTGGTCCTTACTTCAGGAAGCTCGGTGAATTCCTCGAATTGGGCCTTTTGAGCGTACTGACCAGACGGCATGAGGAAGTTTAGGGCCTGTGAGAGGGCGTCTACTTGGTCGTCATTGACGCCGTTGGGGAAGGCTGAGCACTCGAAAATGAAGTCCTTGACCCATCCAGCCTTGTCTGTAGAGGGTATGAAGACGTTTCCAGCCTGGATCATGGGTGCTACAGCACTGAGGCGGGCGTCCTTGCTCTTCTTGGCTTTGACGAGCATGACTCCACTGACTGAGCCACGGAGCATCTGGTAGACAGCAGGTCCGTTAGCAGCATCCTCAATCAACTTAGCCCCTGCTTCGGGGTAGAGACCTACTAGGTGGCGCATCTGGTGGATGACTGTAGGGGCATCCATACGGTCCCTGAGCTGATGGAGAAGATAGAAGTTGGGACCCTTTCTTCCCCACACTTGTCCTACGGTGTAGTCAGACTTCTTGAGGTCTTTGAAAGCTAGGTCCCAGCTCATGATGACTTGGTCGAACTCTGTAGGCTTGTTTGAGTCATCCCAGTAGCGCCACCACTCGGTCCTGATAGCTCCACCATCCTCAGGCGTAGGTCTCTGTTGGAAGAGGGCAGACCATCCGAAGGGGGTCATACCCTTCTTGATCTCTAGGAGGGCTTCCTTGTCGTAGCGGAAGGGCCATAGGGGGTCCCCAACATCTCTTTCTAGAGGATCTTCCTCACTGGCTAGGGCAGGGAGGTTGATGATGTCGAACTTCTGTCCTGCTCCACTTATAGAGTCAGCTTCCAGCCTACCGATCAGATCATCGTAGTGCCATCTGGTGGCTACGATGACCACTCCAGCTCCAGGTTCTAGACGGTGAAGGGCAGTGTTGGGATACCAGTTGACGACATTCTCTCTGATGATGTCAGAGGTAGCCTCTTCCATGTTCTTGTGGATGTCATCGATGATCAGGATGTTAGCTCCTCGACCAACGATAGGACCTCCTACACCAGCTGTGATCATGCCTCCACCCTGTTCCAACTCCCAACGGTTAGCTGCCTTGGTATCTGACTTGACTGTGATACCGAACTCAGGGCCATGCTCCTTGAGGAAGTCTCTGACACGACGTCCCCAGTGAGCAGCTAGGTCTAGTCCGTGAGAGCAGAGGATGATCTTAGTGCTTGGATCTCTGATCAGAAGCCAGATCGGGAACCAGAAGGAGATCAGCTCACTCTTACCGTGTCTAGGGGGCATAGAGACTAGGAGCCTCTGCTTCTCTCCTGTAGCTATGTCTGTGAGGTTGTCTGTGAGGAGATCTAGGTGAGGTGCTCTGACCCATCTCTCACGTCTGTAGTGAGATAGCTCTAGAGCCATGTCAGCTACTGTGGGCCATCTCTTTCTGTAAGTGCTTGTGTCGTCTTGGCCTAGGCTTTGAAGCTTCTTGAGGAGGTCAGCTAGCTGTAGCTTGTTAAGGCCTTGTAGGTCACTTTCTGAGGCCTTGAAGAGGTCTTGGAGTGATGTAAGTCTCATGGAGAGATGGTACATCACTGGAGCTAACTGATCTTAAGGACCACCTCGAGGATCGTGACTGGGAAAC